CAGTCGTACGCTTTCGTCGGTGCCGGCTGAATACCGGTCATCGTCGAGGCAGACGTCTGCTCGAGCGTCGGGAGGACGAGTTTCACTGTTACTTTGAAGACTCTGCTCGTCTTGGTAGGCGGGCGAATCGACAGAGTCAGTGTGGAGTAACCGATTGCCACAGCCAAAGGATTCGGCGTAGTGACAGCACGGTTAACCCATTTCGCGACACCTAGGGGAGAAATCCCTTCGGGGCTTAGCGTCTGGTCAACACCGACCGTGGCACTCGTCGTAAGACGGGCTAGCGCATGATCGATGATTCCAGAGATTTTCACTGCCGCGAGAGCGGACATGTGATTATTTGCTCCTTAAGAAACAAGGTCATCCCTTGAGCTTATCTGAAGAACGAACGAAGGAGGGCCAGAGCATTCTGCGCATGCACAGTCGATGCAAGACCGTTTTTTACTATGGTAGGAAATCTGGCGGTCGGCAAAGCAGTAAGCTTTGAACGATCAACAGAGACTACCTTACGGTCATACACCGCATGTGTTTCGTAGAATTGCGTAGGACTTCCAACGACGGTCCCAGAGAAGTTGATGACCGAATGAGCCAACTCAACAGTGTGGAAGACTTTGCTCCCATCCAAGAAGACAACTCCATCCCAAGACGATAAAGTCTCGAGATAGGGCCCAATTGGTAAGAACCAGTCGACCACAAAAGAGAGAGGCAAGATCTCCCATCCAAGGTTAATGGGGTTTGTAAAACCGGTCTGGGCAAGAAAAGATTTAAAAGGATCTTCGATTTTGTACCTAAGCACGAACTTGCACTTCGTCTTGACGAGAATTGAATGCTCGCCAGCCTTAGAGCTAGTCATGACATGGTGCATAATCGGGATCTTAATAATCTTGACCGCTTGACCGTTCGCCGTCACCCGCTTAACTACAAGGGCCGAAGCGCTGTTTAGGCGCTTAAGCGCATTCATCGTTCCATAGATGTCTTGGAGTAAAGGCTTCCAACCATACTGAAGCTCAAGCCAATTACTGGCAAAAGACTTCGATAGGGAAGGACCAACTCCATTAAATCTAGGAAGATGACCACTCCATAAAGCATCGATAGCACCGGGAATATTTCCCTTTTTAAGTGCTAAAGCGGCTTTAGCTAAGCGTTTGGCAGTGTTGCCAATCAGCTTAACGGTTTGACCTATTTGAGCAAAGTCTTGCGCGAGATTAGCTTCAATATCGAGCTCGGCTTTGGCAATTAGGTTCCGGAGTGCTTTTAGTTCAGAGTCTGCTAAATGAGCAGAATTATCTGGCGGGGCAAGATAGTGGAGAGTGAACTTGGAGAACTCATTTTGAAAAGATGGGTTCGCCGGTGCAGCAACTTGAAAGGAGCTGTACCCGTCCACAATCTCGGTTATCTTCACAGTATGCGGATTAACCGGTAACTGTGATTTCTTCAATTTGCCAAACCCAGGAGTTCTCACCCCGGTCCAATCGCGCCTATAACAGAGATAGGAGGAGGGAGCGTGATTAACGCTATACCCCGCTCCAAATTTCGTCTCCGTAATAGAATCGAAAGACCGGAAGAGAGTTTCCCCAGTCGGGCGAAGAGAAGATGACTTCCGAAATCCACTAGATGCCTGCTTCCGTTGTCGGAGAGCAGAGACGCTACTACGTGCTTTTCGCACTGCAGTAGGGACGGCATAAGTACTGCCTGAGGGTTTAACACCCGGAAGCGTTATCCGAACCTTAAAATCTGAGATTCTAAGGCGCGGCAACGCAACAAGACAGCGCTTAACTTTGCAATCCTGGCTGAGCCAACTCTCGAATGTGAAGTAACATCTAATACGTTCTTTTCGACGAGCATCAACGAAAACATAGGTAAACGGGAAATCCTTGAGAGGATAACCCGCACTTATGAATTCGCGACGCCCGTCGATAAAGATTTCGTAGAAGATGAACTCCATCCCGAGAGGTGTCCGGACAGGTGCAACGCTCTTCAACGAAGAGGCCGCCGCTTTATCAGTCAGTGCATAAGGAGAAGGAAGCGCCATTAATTTCCTCGCGGAAAGAAATGGAGTGCGACCGACTCCACTGACTGGTTGAACCACCCGCTTAGGACTCGAGAGAAGATCACGGTGCAGAGGTAAACTACGTCTTGTGGATATAGTTTACATATCAT